GCTGCGGTCGCGGCGGCGACGTCGTCGACTTCATCGCGTGGGCCGAGCACACCGACACCACGGGCGCGCTCGAACTGCTGGGCGACGACCGATTCCGCCCGTCGGGCAACCCGATCCCCGCGCCGGTGTCCATGCCGCGCTGGAAGCCGATCGTCCCGGTCCCGGGCGACGCGCCGCGGATCGACCTGGGCGCGATCGTCTTCCCGGAAGCAGAGGGCGGCCCCAAGACCCGCCGGATCCAGAACGCGACCCTGTTCGCCTACTGCGACGCCGAGGGCGAGCTGTTGGGCTACGTGGCGCGCCGCGAGAAGGCCGCAGGCGGCAAGGTGCCGCTGACCCTGACCTTCGCCCGTCCGCCCGACGGCAGCGCGCCGCGCTGGGCCGCCGTGGGCTTTCCGCGGCCCCGGCCGCTGCTGGGGCTCCCCGGCGTCGCCGCGCGCCCTGATGCGCCGCGGATCGTGGTGTCGGGCGAGAAGTGCCAGGCCGCGGCCGAGCGCATGCTGCCGGACTACGTGGCCGTGACGTGGCCGAACGGCGACAGCAACGCGATCTATGCCGACTGGACACCGCTGCGCGGCTCGATCGTGTACCTGTGGCCGGACCTGGATCGCCAGCACACGCGCGGCCCCGGCGGCGAGGACACCGACGAGCTGAAACCGTATTGGGAGCAGTCCGGGCCGCGGTCGATGCGCGAGATCGCGCGGATCCTGCGCGCGCTGGAGTGCGACGTCTGGTTCGTGAACACCGAGGCCGACTTCCGCGACGGGACCGACCTGCCGGATGCGTTCGACGTGGCCGATGCGGAAGCGATGGGCTGGAGCGGCGCGGACGTGGCCGACTTCATCGAGCGCCGGCTGTGCCGGTTCGAGGAAAGAGGCGTCGACGGCCACGGGGACGACCGGGCACCCGGGGGAACGGGCGAGGCCGCCGACGCCACCGACGGGCATGACCACGCCGGCGACCACGATCCTACGCCGCCCGCGGCGGAAACCGCAAGGCTTGAGCGCAACGCGGCCCGGCTGAACGCCGAAATCGAGTGCCTGGACTTCGCCGCGCTCGCCGGCCTGACGCCGCCGCCCCGCCGCTGGATCGTCAACGACTGGATCCCACGCGGCCACGTCACGCTGCTGGCCGGTGCCGGCGGCGTCGGCAAGTCGCTGCTGTGCCAACAGCTCGCGACCGCGGTCGCGTGCGGCATGAACTTCATCGACTACATCCACGACCCCGGCCCGGTGCTCGGCCTGTTCTGCGAAGACGACCGCGACGAGATATGGCGTCGACAGGAAGCCGTCTGTCGCCATTGGCGGATCCCGATGGACCAGCTCACGGGGCGACTCTACATCGACGCGCGCGCGGGCAAGATGAACGCGCTGACGCTGGTCGATCGCCGCGAAAGCACGCTCGGCCCGTCGCTGTTGCAGTCGATCCTTCGCGAGAAGCTGGACGAGATCGGCGAAACCCGGCTTCTGATCCTGGACAACGTCGGCCAAATGTATAACGCCGGCGACGCCGCAGAATCTGACCGCGCGAAGGTAACAGCGTTCGCGAACATGCTTACAGGAATAGCCCAGGACTACGATTGCGGGATTCTGCTGCTGACTCACCCGGCCAAAGCCGAGGGAAGCACGTACAGCGGCAGCACGGCATGGGAGAACGCCGTCCGCTCGCGCCTGATGCTCAAGCGCCAAGACCCCACGAACCCCGATAGCCCGCTCCTGCTGACGCGCGAAAAGTCGAACTATGCGCGCATCGGCGGCGACATCGTGCTCCGCTGGGAGAAAGGCGCGTTCAAGATGGTGGACGGCAGGCTCACGCCGACCGAGGAAGCTGAACTCGAAAACATGAACCGCGCGCACGAAACCGCAGTCATCCGCGCGCTTCGCTTCCTTACGAGCCGCAAGATCACGACGAGCGAAGGCTCGCGTGCCGCGAATTACCTTCCGAAGATGCTTTCGGAATACAGCCAGCTTGACGGGATGACCGAGGACCAGGCCGCGGCAGCGATGCGCCGACTCATCGCGCAGGGCCGCCTGATCCCGAAGTCCGAGCTGTGGCGCAACGATCGCAGGCAGCCCGTGCTCGGACTCGCCATCGCCGAACCGCCCCATCCCGACCCGCTCAACGGTTCGCTCAACGGTTCCTAATCCGCTCATCGGTACCGTTGAGCAAACCCCGTCCCGCGTGCTCAATGGTTACTCCCCCCCCGTAGGGGGGGGATAACCGATGAGCAAAGCGGGGGATTGCGCCCCAACCGTTGAGCACCGACGAGCGTTGAGCACCACCCAGACCCCTGACCCGACCATCGAAACCCCTCATTGAGAATTCCGCATGATCGCGATAGAATCCGCCACCGAAGCCGACCGAACCGACCACGCTGCCAGGACCGAGCCGCGGAAACAGCGGACCCCGCGACAGGTCAGGACACCCGCATTCCACCAGATCAATCCGACGAAGATCGTCGCGTTGAAAGCACCGAAAGAGCCGATTCTCCTTTCCGTGTTTCTCAAGGATCGGATCAAGTGGATGCGGAGAAATCACGAATGCGGCGCAATGCTGTTCGTCAGCGACAAGAAAGCCGTGTTTCTGGTTCCGCAGAATCGAGCCGGTGTCGACACATTCCTGTCCAACCATGCGGCATGGTTCGTCGGACTCTACGCCGCCGACCACGCCACACCCGGTCGACGAGTCCGCTGCCCCGACTCCAGCCAGCTACACGACGACCTGATCCAGCACTTCGCAGACCTTGGGATCAAGCCATGACCGACGCAGCCACCGAAACCACCGACAGCCAGAGTCAGAACACTTCGGGATCAAAGCCCGCCCACCTGTGGAAGCCGGGGCAAAGTGGAAACCCCGGTGGGCGACCGAAGTCGATCCACAAGGTGCAGGAACTCGCCAGGTCGAAGACCGAAGCGATGATCGGCGTGCTGGAGGAAATCGCCGCGAGCCCGAAGGCTCCGCCGGCCGCCCGTGTCGCCGCCGCAAACTCGATTCTCGATCGCGGCTGGGGCAAGCCGTCGCAGCCGATCGGAGGCGCGGACGACCTTCCGCCGCTGTCCGGCGCTGACATGAAGAACCTGACCACGGCGCAGCTCGAAGCGATTGCTGCGATGGCCGTGACTGCCGGCGACCAGTCCGCCGACTGAATTGCGTTCGGCACTTGCCTTTTCGCAACGCTTGCGGAAAATGCGTTCCGGGAACAGATTGCTGCCACCGTGCGGCGCATCCGCCGCACGTCGCGGCACCAAAAGAGAGACGACCATGACGACCAAGCGCAAGACCCGCACCACCACGAAGGCCGCGGCCAAGCCCGGCCGCAAGGCCGGCCGCAAGGCCCGCACCACCGACAAGCCGCAGGCGGCCGACGAATCGCCGCAGGCCATCGCGCAGGCCGTCGGCCAGGCGCTCGGCCGCACGCTCGCCGACCTGATGACCGGCAACGCCCCGGCCGCCGCCGTCCACCTGTGGACCGCCGACCGCCGCACCATCGGCGGCGAGGACGCGATCGTCTGCGCCGCCCAGCAGGAAGCGCGGCCGGTGAGCATGCTCGGCCTGAAGGACGAACCGACGCGCGCCTTCCCGTTCGGCGGCCAGACCGGCGAGGCGCTGATGCGCGTCATGGCCGCGGTCGACAACGCCGAACAGCTCGCCCACCGCGCCGAGAGCCGCCTGTCCCCGGTGCTGTCCCCGGGAAAGCCGATGCCCTCCGGCGTCAACGGCGTCGCCCCGCCCACCTGGAGCACGATCGCCCACCTGCTCCACGACATCGCCGACCGACTGAACGCGATCAACGCGCACCAGGCCGACACGATCGACCGGCTCGAAGTCTGACGCCGGCCGCCTGACAACCCTCAACATGGACACCAAACACCATGAGCGACATTTTCGAGATCAAGACCAGCGTCGGCACCATGCTCGTGCAGGCGAAGACCGGATCGGTCGCCGTCGGCTACGCGCGCCGCGGCATGACCGCCCGCAAGCTGACCGGCACCGAGGTCCGCGCCCTGCCGGCCGACGCCGTCATCCACGACGCCGACGCCGAGGAAACGACCGAAGGCAGCGGCGACGGCGGCACGAGCACGCCGCAGGATCCGCCGGCTGGCGACTAAGGCGACGGCGGGCAGACCCACGACCCCGAAACCTGATCGGCACCACCCGCACACGAAACGCCCCGGCCTCCCGGGGCGTTTTCGTTGGCACTGGAATTCTGTTGCGGAACGCGCATACTCGCGGCTTCAGACCACCGAACACCACCAGGAGCGAACCGCATGGCGACCGTCCCGACCCCGTTCAACAGCGCGCGCGCATCCGACGAGACGCCCGGCTTCCCGTGCATGGCGATCAACTTCGCCCCGACGAACGACGTCGACACCTTCGACCAGCCGACGACGATCTACGTCGGCACCACCGGCGACGTCGCCGTCAGGCCGTGGGCCGACCCCGACGGGAACACCGTCACGAACTTCGTCGGCTTCCCGGCCGGCCAGTGCATCCCGGTTCGCGTCCGTGGCGTCAACCAGACCGACACCACCGCCGGCGGCCTGGTCGCGATCTACTGACCATGACTGCGCTCGGGCTCGCGTTGTCCCTTCCGTCGGTACGCCATGCGGCGGCACCGACCGGCCCCGAAACGCCGCTCGGCCCGGACTTCGCCGTGAACGGAACGTTCGACGGCCCGACAGGCTGGACGCTCGGCACCGGCTGGACCATTTCCGGCGGCGTGCTTTCCAGGATCGCCGGAGCCAGTGCGTCGAACGCGACGCAGGACTACCCCAGCATGATCCCGGGGTCCATCTACCGGATCCGCTTCACGGTCACGGGTGCGAGCGGAACCGATAACCGCGTCAGCGGGCGCGTCTATGGTGGATGGGACTCCGACGGCCCGACGATGACCGGAAACGGCATCTATCAGCAGGACATCGCCGCGCCGGCCAGCCCGACCGGCTTCGGCATCGTGGCCGTCGCCGGCTTCGCTGGCACGATCGACAACTTCACCATCCGAGAAGTCAACCCGGGAGCCTGACCCCATGACCAACTTCGAGCGCATCATCTTCGGCACCTTCGGCGTCTCCGCCGGCATCCTGATCGGCGAAGGCCGTTTCGGGTTGGCGGCGATCGTCCTGGTGGCCGCCATCGCTTCGGCCGTTCACCGCGCGCTGAAGCTCACCCGAGAGGACCACCGCATGACCAGTCCCACCGAATACCGGGCCGAATACTTCGCGCTCGCCGTGCTCCAGGAGGCGCGCGCGCGCTTCTTGGACGAGTATTTCCGTCGCAACCCGCCGGCCAACCCGGACGCGCCGACCATCCCGCAGATCGCCGTGACGTTCAGCGTGCCGGGCATGGACTTCGCGTTCCTGATCGACCTGCCGGGCACCTTCAGCCCGCCGCTGACCATCGGCGACCCGCCGGGCGGCCCTGCCGAGCCGGGCAGCTCGCCGTGCTGATGAATGGCGGCGCGCTACGCACCGCCGCAGGTGACGGCCGGCCAAATCACGCCGGCCGTCATTGCTGCCGCCGCCGCTGAAGCACTGCGCCGGCGGCGCGCTGTCGACAGTTTCGTCGAATACAACCGCTACATCGCCGAGGAAGAAGCCGGCGAGGAAGGCGAACCAGAATACCCGGCCGACCATCACGTCCTGCTGTGCCAGGCGCTGCAATCGCTGGCCGATGACTCGCTGCTATGGGGCGAGCCGGTTCGGAACCTGATGGTCTTCATGCCGCCGGGCATGGCGAAATCGACCTATGCGACCGTGCGCTTCCCGGCCTGGTATCTCGGCCGGTTCAAGCGGCGCGGCGTAATCTCCGCGAGCTACAACGACACGCTCGCCGAGCACTTCGGCAAGAAAGTCCGCAACCTGGTCGCGTCGCCGGCGCATCTTGCGCTGTTCCCGCACTGCATGCTTTCCGAGGATTCCCGCGCCAAGGGCGAATGGGAAACGGACGGCGGCGGGTTCTACTTCGCGGCCGGCGTCGGCGTCGGCGTTACCGGCCGCCGCGGCGACCTGGTCATCGGCGACGACCTGATTAAGGGTCGATTCGACGCCGAGTCGCCGACCGTGCGCGACAAGACGTGGGAATGGTGGAAGGACGACGTCCGAACACGCTTGAAGCCCAAGACCGCGCGCCGCGTGCTGATCGGGACGCGCTGGCACGAGGACGACCCTTGCGGGCGGATCCTGCCGGACGGATGGGGCGGACAGTCCGGCGTGTTCACGGGCAAGGATGGCGGACGGTGGCACGTCCTATGCTTCCCCGCGCAGGCGATCGAGGGCGATGCGCTCGGGCGCGAGCCAGGCGAATGGCTGTGGCCGGAATACTTCTCGCCGGAAGCGTGGCAAGCAGAGCGCGCAGCGCGCGACGCTCGATCGTGGGCCAGCCTGTACCAGCAGCAGCCGCGGCCGGAGACGGGCGACATTCTCGACGAGAAGTGGGTCCGCTGGTACTCGCCCGCCGACATCCAGGGCATGAACTTCAGGTTCTACGGCGCGAGCGACTACGCCGTGACGGCGCGCGACCAGAAGAATAGGAAAAAGCCGGACTGGTCCGAGCATGGCGTCATCGGCGTCAATCACGTCGGCGACTGGTACATCCGCGACTGGTGGGGCGATCAAGTCACGACGGACGTGTCGACGGACATGGAAATCACGATGGCGAAACGCTGGGGCGTATATCAGTGGTTTGGCGAGTCCGGGGTTATCGAAAACAGTATCGCGCCAATACGCGCGCAGCGGCAGCGCGAACGGCAGCGCGACGAAGGCGCGTCTGTCTACTACTCGCGCGACCTGGTGTCGTCGGCCGGCGACAAGGTGTCGAAGGTGCAGGCGTTCAAGGGCCTGCTGCACAGCGGGAAGGTCTATCTGCCGCTCGGCGAACCGTGGGCGATGCGCCTGGTCGACCTGATGACGCGGTTCCGCGGGCTGGACGGCGACCAGGACGACGCGATCGACGTGCTCGGCATCCTTGGGCGCGCGCTCGCGCAGATGCGCGACGCGCTCCCGCCGGCGATGCCGACGTCGGCCGAAATGCCGAAAATCACGCTCAACAACATGGACCGCCGCCGCGACGAGCAGGATCGGCACAAGCGCCGGCTGCTGCGGTAATCCTTGAATCCGCGCCGGCCTATGGCAGGCTCGCACGGAAACCGCCACCGGAACGACCCCATGAACCAGCAGCCCGGAGCCCCCGGACAGGCAGCGCCGGCCCCGGACATCGACGCGCAGGGTGCGGCGCTGGCCGAGTACACCAACACCGCGCAGATCGAACAGGAAAAGCGCGAGCGCGAGGCCGCCGAGGAAAAGGAGGTCGGCGAATGGATAGATCGCATCACGAACGCGCGCACGTTCGATGCGAATGCGCGGAAACAGTACGCCATTGATCGTCGCTATGTGAACGGAGAGGCCGCTGCCGCTTACGAGGTCAGCGTCAACATCGCCGGCACCTACGTCGGCATTCTGGAATCGTTCCTGTACGCGCGCGATCCGTCGGTCGACAGCCAGCCATCGCGAGCCGTCGGCCCGTCCGGTCAGGAGGAAGCGCGCCAGTTCGGCAAGACGCTCGAAATCACGCTCGACCAACTGTGGGACCGGGCCAGGCTGAAACAGGCCGCAAAGCCGATGGTGCGCTCGGCGTTGAGCGTCGGCATCGGCTGGATCAAGATCGTGTTCCTGAAGCGCACGGAGCGCGACCCGCTGATCGAGAAGCGCATCGCCGACATGCAGGACAACCTGCGCCGAGTGTCGCAGCTCGCGCTGTCGGTCGAAGCGGGGACGTCCGAAAACCCGGCGGCGGACAGGCTCGAAATCGAGCGTCAGATCAAGGGGCTGGAGGCGCAGGTCGAAGTCGTGAAGTCGATGGGGCTCGCGATCGACTACGTGTCGGCCGAGGACATCCAGGTCGCGCCGGAGTGCCCGACGCTCGAACAGTATGCCGATTCGCCGTGGATCGCTCACCGCATGTTTTTCCCGGTGTGTCGCGCGAAAGAAGTCGCGCCGCTGCTGACCGACGAACAGCTCAAGAGCGCGACGAAGTATCGCCAGCGCAAGCCGCTCCCGCCGCTGTCGGCGGAGCGCGACAGGCAGGACCAGCAGGTCGACGAGAAGGACGCCGATGCGTTCCATGTCGTCGGCGAGGGCGACGAAAGCAAGGGCAGCATTTGCGTGTGGGAAGTGTGGGACCGCGACGCGATGGTCATTCGCACCTACGTCGAAGGTGTCAGGCGCTGGGCGCGCGACGTCGGCCCGCCGAACGTCAAGACGTCCCGGTTCTTCCCGTTCTTCCAGTGGGCTCCGGTGATGACCGACGGCCTGCGCCATCCGCAGTCGCTGGTGTCGCGCTCGATCCCGCTGCTGAACGAATATCACAAGATCCGTTCCGCCTACGCCGAGCATCGTCGGCGCGCGCTCCCGAAGATCGGTTTCGACCGCGGCGTCGTGGAGAAGGGCGATGCCGAGAAGATGGAGAAGGGCGCGATCGGCGAAATGGTCGGCGTCGACCTGAAGGGCGCGCCGGCGAACGCGGTCATGTGGCCGATCCCGTACAACCCGGTCGATATGTCGCTTTACGACACCGGCATCATTCGCTCGGAACTCGAATTGACGTGGGGCATCCAAGAAGCCCTGTCGTCGTCGATCCGAACCGCGAAAACGGCGACCGAGGCAGAAATACAACAGGGCGGCAGCGAGTCGCGCCAAGGATTGAGCCGGGACAGCCTGGACGAAATGTTCCGAGATATGGCGATCTATTCGGCCGAAATCGCGATTAGCTGCCTGTCGCTGGAGGACGTGCAGAAATACGCCGGCCCCGAAGCATTCTGGCCGGTCGAAATCGAGGCCACCGGGCAGCGCATGACGCTCGAACAGATGGCGATCCTGGTCAGGCTCGACATCCGCGCAGGATCCAGCGGTCGCGCCGCAACCGTGATCCGTCAAGAGCGATGGGCGCAGACTCTGCCGATCCTGAAGGAAGCGATCGGGCAGATCGCCGCCGACCGCATGTCGTCGCCCGAGGACCGCGCCAACGCGATCGAACAGCTCGTCGTCGAAACGCTCGACCGCGCCGGCGAGAACATCGACCCGGCCCGCTTCATCCCGAAGATGGGGAAGCCGATCCCGTTGCTCGATCCGAATTCCGGCCAGCCCGTGATGGCGTATCTCGCCCCCGGGCAGCAGATGCCGCAACCGAAACCGCCCGCGGCCCCTGCTGGGCCGACGGCACCCCCGCCCGGCATGCCCGCCGGGCTTCCTCCTACCTGACGAGAGGCACCCGTGAGAACCGAAGCACAGAACCCGCCGGGAACCCCGGCCACCGCACCGGCCACCGACCCGAACCCGGCCGCCGCGCCGCCCGCTGCTGGCGCACCGGCGGCCGAGGCCGCGCCGACCGAAACCCCGGAAGCGATCGAGAAGCGCGAGATCGGCGAAATGCTCGCCGCAGTGAACGCCGTCGGCGCGCCGCCCGCGGCACCGGCCCCCGCGCCGGCTGCGCCTGCACCGACGGACCCGGCCGCAGCCGGTACGCCCGCGCCCGCCGGCGCTGCCCCTGACCCGAAGAAGCCCGACGAGAAGAAGGCCGAACCGCCGCCGGCGCTGCCGGACGTGGAGGACGAGATCAAGGGGCTCGGCATCACGAACGACAAGACGGCCGCCAGGTTCCGCGAGCTGCACAGCCGCGCGAAGGCCGGCGAGGAAGCAATGCAGCGGGCCGCGGCGGCCGAAGACATGCTCGAACGCTGGCAGCAGACCATCGGCGAGTCGGGCGCGAACGAACAGCAGTTCGCCGGCGCGATGACGTACCTGACGCGGATCAACTCCGGCGACCCAAAGCAGATCGAGCAGGCGCTAAACGACGTGCTCGCCGAGGCCGCCGTTCTGGCGAAGGCGATCGGGCGCGAGATCCCCGGCCTGGTGGATCCGCTGGACGACTTCCCCGACCTGAAGACGAAGGTCGAAAACCTGGAGCTGGATCGGGAAACCGCGCTCGCGTGGGCTGCCGATCGCCGAACGAAGGTCATGCACGAAACCGCCGCGTCGACGCGCACCGCGTCGGCCGCGGAGGAAGCGCGCTATCAGCGGGGCTATGCCGAGGTCAAGGCGCTGGGCGACGAACTGCGGGCAGCCGATCCGGCGGCATTCCAGGCGAAATCGGGCATGATCGACGCGCTGGTCAACGACATCGCCGCGACGCTCCCGCCGGAGCAGTGGGTCGGCGCGATCCGCCGGATATGGGACCGCCTGCCGACACCGGCCGCGGAACCGCCGCCGGCCGCACCGGCGAAGCCCGCCGGCGTCCAACCGTTGCGGGGTGGCGGCGCAGGGCCGGGCCACGTCCCGAACCCGAAGGACGAAGTCGCCGCGATGCTGGCCGTGGTCAACGGCACCGGCCCGGCCTGATTCGCAAGCCTTGACACGGCGGAGAATGCCGCCAGAATCGACAGCATCGACCGGGGCGGGTTCGCGTGTGAGTCCCCCGCCCGAGCCCGCCCCGGTAGTACCGCGTTCGTCGTATGCCGGGGTCGCGCCCGATAGCGCAAGTATTGAGGCGTCGCGCCCCTCGCACGCGGATGGAAGACAGCACCCACCATCCTTTGCGAGAGCGCAACCATGCCCGTCACCTACGAACAGCTCATCGTCGGCGCGAACTACCAGTTCAAGACCGTTTCCGCCGGCGACCCGATCGACAACGTCAACGCGAACCGTCCGCTGATGGACTGGTTCATCAAGAACCGCGAGCCCAGCTACTACACCAACGGCATCTATGCCGACAAGGTCCGTCTGACCAACGACGGCAACGCGCAGGACTATCACGGCGACGACGAACTCGAATTCAACAGCCGCGACAGCGTGCGTCATGCCGAATACCAGCACTACGAGTGCTTCAGCGGTTTCACGCTCAATGAAACCGAAATGACCAACAACGGCATCATCATCACTTCCGATAGCCAGGAAGCGAAGATGACCGAGGCCGAGGGCCGCATCCTGGTCAACAAGGTCAAGGAAGGCTGGGCGACCACGAAGGAAGACCTGATCGAGCATCTGGACCGCCGGCTCCACCTGGACGGCGTCGCGAACCCGAAGGCCGCGCCCGGCCTGGACGCGCTGATCTCGACCACGCCGACGCTCGGCACCGTTGCCGGCCTGTCGGCCGTCGTTTACGACAAGTGGCGCAACGGCGCGGACATGGGCATCACGTACTCGAACAGCGAAGACCTGATCGACCGTCTCGACCGCCTGTGGCGGCGCTGCGCCATGTACTCGAAGCAGGGGCTGCCGGACTTCATCCCGCTCGGCGGCGATGCCTACGATGCCGTGAAGCGCGCCGCGCGCGCGGTCAACGTCGTGAACACCAATCTCGGCAGCGGCGGCGCGACGCTCGACCCGGGCACGGCCATGCTGCGCTACAACGGCGTGCCGTGCGTCCACGACTACACGTTCGATCGGCTCGACGAACTGCTCGGCCCCATCACCTACCCGTGGGCGAAGCGCGGCTATTTCCTGAACAGCCGTTCGCTGAAGCTGCGCCCGGTCAAGGGCCGCTGGATGATGACGCGCGAGCCGGAGAAGCTGCCGAACCGCATGTCGCACTTCTTCGGCATGGTGTGCGACTACGGCCTGACCACGAACCAGCGCAACAACCAGGCCGTCTTTTCCATCGCCTGACGCACCCGAGGAACCGAACCCATGTCTGCGATCCTGAATCTCGGCGGCCTGATCCCGTTCAACGCGACCAGCGCCAGCGCGTCCTACGCGAACGCCGTCCCCGTCCGCCTGCGCCGAACCCCCTTCAAGGGCGGGTTCGGCCGCGAGGCGATCCTCAACCAGTCCGCCGCGATCGGCGGCTCCGGCGTGGTGCTGATCCAGGGCCACAAGTCGCAGGAGCCGACCGCGCCCGACAATACCGATACCGGCTGGACCACCATCCTGACGCTGAACTCCGGCACCCGTCTCCGCAACGAGATCGACCTGCCGGACTGGATCCGCGTCATCGTCGACACCGCGGGCACCGGCAGCGCCTATTTCAGTCTCGAAGGAACCCCCTGACATGGCTTCCCTGAAGATGGTCAACGTCCTGGTCAAACAGGGCGACAACCGCAACGAACTGACGGCATCCGTGCCGGCCTACGAGGTTCCCGTCCTGCGCGCCATCTACGAAGGCGCGAAAGGCGGGGCCGTCGTCGAAGTCGACACGGCATGGCTGAAGGTGCCGGACGTGGAGCCCGGCCAGCTCTACGAGCGCATGCTCGCCAAGTACGGCGGCAACAAGGAAGCGAACAAGGCGCTCGCCAGCGTCTACCCGACCCGCGAATACTTCGCGGAGCGGCTGGACCGCTTCGTCGACACCACCCCGGCCGAGGAAGCCGAACCGGCGACGGACGCCGCCGGCGACGTCGACGCGCTCGCTGCGGAGCGGCAGGCGATCGAGGACGAGCGCGCCGCGCTGGCGAGGGAACGCGAGGAACTGGAAGCGGCGCGTGCCGAGCTGGCGAAGGCCAAGGAAGCGCAGGCCGCCGCCAAGACGGCGGAGCCGGCCAAGACGGAAGGCGACAAGACCCCGGCCGGCCAGGGCAACAGCACCACCAAGCTGGCCTGAAGTCAGGCAGGCCGGTAGCGTGGCGGGTCGGCGCGCAAGCGTCGGCCCGTTTTTTCATCGGAGCCAGGCATGACCAACCTACTCGCGGACCCGTTGAACTGGCTGGAGACGCGCCCCGGCGGCCCGTCGTCTGCCGTCTCGTGGAACGGGCAGTCCTACACGCTGACGAACGGGCCGAGCGAAACCGATTCGTTCTTCCTGGAATTCGCCGATGACGTCGCCGTGATCGCTGGCGATACCTTCGTCGGCGCTGCATCGACCACCTACACCACCGCGCCGCTGTTCCTGAACCTGATCGCAGGCGGCGCTGTCGTCCGCTCGATCGCGCTGTCGGCGACGCCCACATGGTTCAGCGTGGCAGCGATCCAGGCCGGCGGCCCCGGGCCTTCGCCGCCGCCGGTGGCGTTCGTGCTCGCCAGCTCCGCGACAGCGACGACAGCGTCGGCCATCGCCGGGCAGAACGTCACCCTGACCGCCGACGAAGCCGTTTCGTACAACTGCGATTGTGACGAATCCATCGTCGCGACCGATACCCTGCTGAATCTGCGCCGCCGCCTGCTGCGCCGGCTCGGCTATTCGGCCCAGGCGACGAACCCGCCGCCGGGCATGGCTCCGCTGCTGGACGACTTCATCGCCAGCGCGCAGCGTCTTCTCTACAACCGCTATCAGGCGCTCCGCGTGCCGCGCGTCTTCTCGTGGAACCTGACGCCGGGCACGCGGTTCTACGACGTGCAGGCCAACCGCGGCGCGTGCCGCTTGAAGCTGGACCCGCGGCGCATCGAATGGGCCGGAATTTCCGACGGTGAATCGAACTGGACGCCGATGGTGTACGGCGTGCGCCCCGAGTGGTACAGCCACCCGCAGTCGGGTCGGCCGTTCGCATTCGAGATCCGGCAGTGCATCGAAGTCTGGCCGTTCCCTTCCAGCTCGAACTACGTGATGCGGATCAAGGGCGACGTCGGACTGATGCCGCTGGAGGAAGATGCGGACATCACGACGATCGACGCCGAGGCGATTTTCCTGCAAGCACTCGCCA